TGCTTTTACAGCATAAGACATCAACTTCACACTCAAAAGCTGTTCGTATTCTCTGCAGTAATGTGTAAGGCAACACTTCAAATAATCATTGACAGTATTTGATAGTCTCACATCATAATCATTCAAGACACAAGCAAAGTCATGTCTACCAAGTTTACCATGCTTGAACTGTTTTTTACCAGTCTCAGCATCCACAATTGCAGAGTTTTCAAAGATCTTATCAATTTTAGAAATTGCTTCATCACATAATTGTGCTGGGAAAAAATTTTTCCAAATTCCAATAAAATCCTCAAATTCTCCAACCATCATATCGACTGGAAAAACCTCATTATTATCATTCATAAAATTACAATGCTTTTATCAAATATTTTACCCTGTGATATTTAGTAACCAATGAAATATCACTTTCTGGTTGAACCAGAGCAGTTGTTGAAATTGGGGTAGAAGAACTCATTTCAAAAAATCCATCAGTAGAAACAAATCCAGCCTGAGTTGCAGAAACCGTAGCATTGATAAAATCAACGTCAGAAATAGTTTGTCCATCTGCAGGTGTAAAGACTCTAGTTGTTGTTTCATCATAGAATATAGTAAATGCAGACATACCATAATTATCTTCTGTATTTGTAGTATTATCATCATTACCAGCAGGTCTAGTCTGCTTCAAAATCAGTTCAATATTATTTCTTCTAATGTCAGATCCCTCTGGAAGAGCAATATTGAACTCACCCCACCCAGTCGTTCCATCATTTGCTGTAATAACAGTATCTAGAAGATTTGTAGTTGTTGATCCAGAAACTCTCCAATATGCAAGAATTCCTTCCTCTGGGGTTGCACCACCATTGAGATTAGTTCCTTTAACCATAGTGAATCTGAGATTGTTTGCATTAGTTAAGTCAAGTGGACCTAAAACATATTCTCTGTCTCCTGGACCAGTAAATGGTAGATATTTTGTTGCCAATCCCCCATAAGTAGGAGCACCAGTTCCAGATGGCATAGAAAACCTAGTAGTTGATCCTGTTCCCAATCCTGGATTGACTGGTGTTAGTGCAGTAGTTTCACTGTCTCCATCTGCCGTAGATGATATCCAAATACCACCATCAAATGCTGATCCTCCAGGATTTCCTACAGAATTTCCTTCGTAATAAGTACCAGATGGAACAGTATATTCTCCCGTAATTTCTCCACCGCCTTCTGAACCATAATATGTAATCTGAACATACCCATTTTCACCAGAAGTTCCAGTATCTCCAGAAGTTGTAGACCCAGAACCAGGGCTTTGTAATCCAACAGTAATAGAAACGTTTCCATCTGCTCCAAGTAAACTAAAGTTTAGCGAGGCACCCTGTCCTCCACCACCACCTAAATTTCCGTAGTTCAGAATGGTTCTATCAACTTTAACAGAAAAATATCCATTTCCACCATTGTTTCCAGGAGAACCACCATTACTAGCAGTGCTCCAAGTAGCATCGCAATAATTCGTTCTATAAACAGAGTCTCCTCTTTTTCCGCCAGTTCCACCACCATTGCCATTATGACCAACGCCTGCTTGACCCGCATCTCCACCATTTGCAGAACCAGTAGGACCAGCTCCACCGCCGCCGCCACCGCCGCCGCCAGAAGTACATCCAGAACTTGTTCCGTTACCACCATTATTGAAGTCAATAGCACTATTCTGAGAATGTAAGTTTGTATCTGCTGCTCTTGCGCTATCACCAGAATAGCATCCGTCAGTAGTTCCACCACCGTTAAAACCACCACCAGATCCACCTCCGCCGCCGCCGCCTCCAGCACCTAAGAAAGCAGTACCGCCATTGAAATATACACCAGAAGCACCACCGCCAGCACCAGCGGTTGCACCATTGCCCCATGCACCCTGACCTCCATTACCACCATTTGCGGCACCCTGACCGCCAGTAGATGATCCAGCTTCCGATCCAGTTCCAGTATTACCATCTTTATCATTAAATCCTCTTGCTCCACCTCTACCAATAGTGTATGTAAGTGTTGATGGTTGCTGAGTTAATGTAGCAGTCAGCAAAGCTCCTGCATTTCCAGATCCACCAATTCCAGAAGTACATCCAGAATTAGAATTATTATTTCCACCTCCACCACCACCACCAGCAATTCGAACTTGAACGTTTCTGGAGGTTTCGCCAGTTGATGGACTTGGGGCAGTCCATGTTCCACTGCTAGTGAAAGTTTCCCAGGTTCCATTAGAAGTTGTTGTGAAAGATGTAGATTTACCATCTCCACCAGTTCCATATGCATTATCTGTTCCCCCACCACTAGCCGTTGCTGTATCAGTTCCAGCACTGCCACCAGTAGTACCACTCAATCCGTTTGTTCCACTATATTGAAAATCTGGATCATTTATCAATGCTGTAGGTATCAAGAAAGTTCCACCCGCACCTCCTGTACCACCATTATTTCCACTAGCACCACCGTCGCCACCATATGCATAAATGGTATAGTTAGATCCTTTAAAATTGAATGTTGCATATGCATAACCAGCATCACCACCAGCACCAAAGCTGCCACCACCACCTCCACCTGGAGCAACTAAGTTTACAGTAACTTGAGAGAATGCTGATCCAGCAGTTGTTGTAACTGCACTGGCATTTATAGTTCCAGAACTGGTAATATACTGGTCATAGAAAATTACACCCGTACCAGGAATTTCAAAGATATCTGGCTTTTCTCCAATAATAGTATTTCCATTGATAACATATACTTTTGGTGGGGGAATTTCAGTAACATCACTAAAGCTACCAGATGCAATTCTTGCAGTAATTGTTCCTGTTGCTGTTGTTGGAGATGGTACTGATAGTGGTTCGTATGTAAATGTCGTATTGCTTAGTTGATCTGGAAGAATAGTAATTGCTCCATTGAATGCACTTGGAACTGCTCCACTAACATTGACAACCATTCCAGAATCAAAACCATGTGGAGCAGGTGTACTTGCAACAACATATCCATTTGCGGAATCGTAAACTAAACTAGTAACAGTAACTAGAGGAGAACCTGTTACTGGATATACTCCATTAGGTTCTTCCGCTTCTTCTGGAATCCCACCACGAAGTCCAATAGCCTGAATACCAAACATGTCAAGAGCATTTGGACTTCCTTCATTGCCAGACTGGAGTTCATTTCCACCACCACTATTAGAACAAGTTTGAGAAATTGTAACTGTTTGTCCTGTTGTCTGATTGCCAGCAGGAATGTTTATGAAACTCTGCGTCCAGTATGCATAAACAGCATCATATGCATCAAAATTCCCAGAAATACCATTAGCGTTATTAAAATCTTGTCCAGATGGAATAATTTCTTGTGTCTGACCACCAATAGTAACTTGCAATCCCTCTCCTGAATTGTTTGGTCTCTCACCACCATTGCTGTCATTGCCACAGATAGCAAAGATATACAACTGAGTATATCCAGTAAAATCCATAGTATAAGTTACAGATCTATTTGTCTGTAAAGAAGCTCCAAAAGTACCATCGTTGCCATATCCAAATGCTAGGTATCTATCGCCTCTATCTGTTACAGCAGGAGCAGAGAATCCTCCAATCTCACCAGAACCAGTTCCATAAAGTTCCAAAGAAACACCACTATAAACAGCTCCGCCAGTTAAAATAGGATCATTAACATCATAGTTGATATCAGCTGGAACATTAGGATCCTGACCTCCAATTCCAGCAACGTTTCCGTATGTTGCTAGTCTGGGGTCGTTTAATGGTTCTGCCGAAATACCATGAGAGTGTCCCAATGCCAATCCATTTGCTCCTTGCGGTTCAAATGGTTGAATATTTGATCTAGATTTATTGTAAAGAACAGCATATTGATCTGACGGAGAAGATCCAAATTCTGCTTCCAATCCTTCGTCTGGTTCAGATGATAAAATATAGTGAAAGTGCTCAACTGGTTTACTAAAAATATAGTCATCTATTGGACCCAAAGTATATTCAACAGATCCAGTAATAAAAGTAAAGACATCGGCAGTAATATTTGTATATCCAGTAGTTCTCACATTACCAACCGAGAAAAATAGTCCAGCATCTAAAAGATCATCTTTTGAAATGTACCATCTGCCGCCAGTTTGACCAACATTATTAATAAGAGCATTTTCAACAGTTGGAGATCCTTCTCCATCCACAGCACCATAACCAACAATAATTTTATCTCTATAATCAGGCAATTTAAAAGTTCCAACCTGAAAAGGAAAATCTCTTATTGTAAATGATTTTCTAAACTCAATAGTTGGATGAGTTCCAGAAGTAAAATTAATCGTTGATCCTGGTACTGGAGTTACATTGGATGGAAATACTATCTCATATGCATATTCAGTAAGGCCAACATAAGATGTTACGTTTTCAGTTGGTACTTTTGTAGAGAAAAATGTATTATATGGGAAATTAGTTGCGTCAAGTCCACCTCTTCCATTTCCAGCGGGAGTACGTGTTGTGTCATCAACGATTCTAAAATTAACTCCATATGGATATGGTAATTTTAGTGAATCAGAAACCGATCCATCTTGAAGAAGATTGAAAAATGCTTTTCCATTTATCCAATATAATTTAGTTACACCACCTGCATCAGTTGGTTGCTTTTTTGTAACAGTAGATAATCCACCATATGTATTTCCAACTACACTATACAGATATGGATAATCTCTAATCTTTAGTTCTCTGCCATCACAATACAAATAATTTTTATATCCATACTCAGGAGATTGTGATCCATTTGAGTACTCATCTACCAAAACAGAAACAATTGAACCAATTGGAGCATATTGTCCATCGGTTTCTTGCTTATATGCAGTATATTTATTTCTATATGAGACTGTCATTAGTATTTGATTAGAAACTCTTGAACGATATATGGTTGAACAAATTGATCTGCTTTATTCTCCTCATTTACATCAACACTAATAGTAGAAATAAGATTAGCAGAAGGAATAAACGTAGGACGAGTATTCACTTGGTATGTATGTGGTTCCGCAGAAAAATTAATAAAGTGTCTATGAGATCCATCGTCACCAAATGCCTCTACTTGGTTGGTAACATTGTTGATTGCAGCGAAAGCATCCTGATCAGAATCTTTTAATGAATCAAAAGGAACGTTTGAACCAAAATAGTTTGCAGGTAATGTAATGGGACCTCTTCTCGGTTGAGCAATCCAAGTTCCAATTCCTAAATCACATCCAGGGAATCCAACGCTTTCACATTTTACTGCAAGAGTTCCAGTATAAAAAATATTTCCACATGTAGCAGTATCTGGATCACCAGCTCCAGGGCATCCGCCACCA